ACCGACTTGGGTGAAGAGATATGCACCACCAGCTGGGCCTGTAGCGCCGGTTGCTCCAGCACCTGTAGCACCTGTAATACCTGTGGCTCCTGTAGCACCTGTCAGGCCTGTGGCTCCTGTTGCACCTATCGGACCGGTTGCTCCTACTGTGATAGTCGACCATCCTAATCCACCTGCACCATTTGTTTGCAACACCTGCCCTGCTATTCCACCGGTAATAGTGATATTATACACAGCGCCTAGATTAGTAGCACCCGAAACTGTTAATCCAGATAATGTTCCTACACTTGTTATTGCTGGTTGGGCCGCGGCTGTTACTGTTGCAGCACTACCGCTTGCATTACCAGTTAATGCACCGATAAATGTTGTTGATGTAACACTTGTTAGTCCTGCAAGTGTTGCACCAGTTGCACCTAAAGAAATGTTAGTTGAACCAACGGTTATTGAACTATTTGTAAGTGCTCCATTTGGAATAGCAGTAAAGTTTGTACCAGTAAGTGTCGGAGTTGTTGTCCAAGCTGGTGCACCAGCTGTTTCAGCTAGTACACCTGTACCTTGTGCAAGGAATGCAGTAACACCGGCACCTGTTTGATAAGGTAAACTATTTGCTGCACCACTTGCTAAGTTTGTTGCACTTGGTACAGTACCAGTTACTGCAATGGTTACATTACCAGTTGCACCTGATACAGAAATATTTGTTCCTGCTACTGCACTTGTAACACCAGTATTGGTAACTGTTACATTACCAGTTGCGCCGGATACAGAAATACCAGTACCTGCTACATTTGAAGTTACTCCGGTATTAGTAATAATAGTGCCGGTAACATTAATTCCAACTCCACCAGAATATGTTCCTGCGCCAGAAAATTGAACCCAAACCTGGCCAGAAAAAGAAGATAGATAATGATTAGACTGTACCCAACCAGTATTAGCATAAACAGTGCCTTCGAGTATAAAGATGGATGCACCTATTAATTCTGTATATGTGGCTGCATCGGAAGAACGAGTTAATTCATATAAATTTACTTCAGGTACATCAGTAACAGATGCATCATATATACCATTCTCGCTGGGGTCGTCTTGGTTGATTAATAAAATGCGATAACCATTACCATGACTAGGTGTAAGTACACTATAACCATCAATTATAAGATTGTCGCCAAACAATGGAACATTAACATTAGATAATAAATTTGCAGCTTGTTTCCATGTTAGCCCACTAATTGCATTATCAACATAGGCTTTTGAAACTGCTGCTGTTAACCCTACCGGAATTGCTGGTAAACCTAATACCTGGCCGCCACCAGAAAATGTTAAATTAGCGGCAGAATCCATTGTATCGCCAGATTTCAATACATTTAGGTCTGCGGCGCCTGTAATGTTACCGACAATAGGATTTGTAACTGTTAAGTCAATTAGAGTACCGACACCTGTAATGTTTGGTTGGGCTGATGTAGTTAATGTACCTTCGATATTTGATGCAAATATATTGTATGCTGTTATATCGTTACTAACAGTTAAATATCCATTGATAGTAAAATCTACATCAAGGGCAGGGTCTGCCGCTGCATAGACAATAACACCATCTTGTACTTTAATTTTCTGAGCCATATAGTTTACCTACCGTTTCATATATTTATCATAAAGTTAATAAGATCCGATACCTCGGAAGATAAGTAATAGAACTTAAGAGTAGCATATGAATTATCAGCATCAATATAATCTTCTTATAAAATCTGCACAACTAAATCTTACCACAGGATATGCAGATAATCATCATATAATACCACAATCAATGGGTGGATCAAACGATCCAACTAATCTTGTATTATTATCTGCAAAACAACATTTTGTGGCTCATCATTTACTATATAAGATTCACAGAAATAGAGAAATGACAAATGCATTCTTTCTTATGTGTAATGTAAAGCGCGGTGGTGCAAGGTTTAAAATAACCTCAAAACAATATGAAGTGTTACGAGAGGAAAAACGTCAATGTCAGAAAGATATTATGACCGGCCAACCGTCAAGGGCTAAGGGAAAGAAGTGGTCAGATGAATCTAAGACTAAGTTGAGTGCTTCGCAAATGGGGCATCATCGAGGAAAAGGCAATGTTAGTAGTTTCAAAGGCAAACATCATTCTGATGAGAGCAAGAAGAAATTATCCGAAAAACAAAAAGGCAATAAGAATCACTTAGGTATATTACATTCTGAAGAAACAAAGAAAATGATGTCTGAAAACAGAAAAGGAAAAACTAAGGTGCCCTGGACAGAAGAACGAAAGGCTGCTAGACGAGAGCTAATAGCAAAAAGAAATAGTCAAGAAAAAGCCCCGAAATAACGGGGCTTTTTATTCGTCAACGTACCTTGTATAGTACTAATCCGGTTTGAATTAGTAAAACTTGAGCGTGGATGAATTTATTCCAACCTTCGACAAGTAATCAGCTGCGTTACCGAAGCTGTTTGCTGTGTTAGTAAGTTCCAAATATCCATAACGTGTCATGAATGAAACTACAGGCTCGAAAGTCTGTGGATCCATAACTGGACCAACGCTCATCAATGGAATATATGGGCAGTAGTAAGCTGCTGCGTCTGTTTCTGTAGGACCCTTATAGCCCATTAAGATTGGATCGCCATCACCTGCATATTGGTTAACATAAACCCGCATTGTGCTGTTCAATGTACCAACAAACTTTGTATTTGTAGGTGCTTCGAATGTACCTTCTGTAGTACGTGCGAACGAAGAAGTTGTAGCAGACTGAAGAATTGTTAACGCTGTTGGCGAAACAACTGCCCAGTTAGCTGCGCCACGACGTGTGCGAGCTGCAATTAAGTTGGCTTGTTGGTTGATCATGACAGCAAGAGCAGCCATTTCGTCACCAACGTATGTTGCTGTACCTGATACAGCAGCTTGATTGAATGTTGTTGGAGCAACTGGAACTAATGAACCTAACTTGTAGATCATTTCCTGGTCGATTTCAACTGTGATTTCTTGTGCAAGGGCTTGCATGATTTCTGCTTCGATGTCAATACCGTGAATAGCATTTGCATCTTGTGCAGCTTCAAATGTCCAGCGAGCAGATAACTTACGTGTCTTAGCTTCCACTGTCTCTTTCAAGATTTGGATGCTTAACTTGTTACCTGGGATACCTTCCATTCTTGCTGTAGATGCAGCAGCAGGATCAGCAGCAACTTCGTTACCCGAATATGCCTTAGCAATTTCGAATGGACCAAGTGCTTCTGTACCAGCTGTTACGCCAGCTGCGGAATTCGCATAGCGAACGCGCAATGTGTGGATTTGACCTACAGGTCCTGTCATAGGCTGAACACCCATGATTTCGTTTGCAATAACTGTAGGCATGACACGTCGAATTAACGGTAGCATGACCTTGTTAAGTACAGCAATATTACCTGCTTGTGTTGCGCCTGCGGTTGCCGATTCAGCCAAGTATCTACGAGTGTTTTCAAACACTACGTCCATTGATTGGCGACGGGTTCCTGTTAGGCCTTCTAATAGAGCGGTTTTTGTAGCGCCCCAATTTGATTCAAATAGCTTTGTTGCCATTATAATTTCTCCTAGATTACTTTCTAATTCCGGCTAAGGACAATATATGATTTAATTCTGAAGATTCACCCGAATCTTCATCCTGAGTGACCTTCACTCTGTTGCCTGTATTGGCAGACAATGTTGCTTCGTTCAACTGTGGCTTTGCAGCAGCAGGTTTACGTTCAACAGCCTCATTCAGAACGCTTGGCAAATACTTGTTGTATTGTCCTTGCAAATTCTTTGTCTGTACCGATTCGAGCAATTCTTTCATTACTGACTTCTTGTCCTTAGACAATGGTGCTAGTAATTCACTCATAACTTTTTGTCTTTCGACTAAGTCCTGAGTTGCTTTCAATCTGCCATCTAATCTTTCCATAAGTCCACTGCTCTTTTTAACTGATTCAGTTAAGGAAGCAATTTTCGTATTTTTCGATTCGACAACTTTTTGTAGTTTCTTCAGTTCTGTACCTTCATTAAGATATGAAGTCATGAATTCAGCGGCTACACTTTCAAAGATTTTACGTCCGAAGTCGTTTTCACGAGCAACACGAATGTCATCCTTGAATTGTCCGATTTCATTACGCAAAGTCTTTTCAATGTTAGACTCAATGATTTGAGCAGCACGCTTGATAAACTGTGTTTTTGTTTCTTGTAGCTTCTGTTTACCTTCGGTAACCATTTTGACTTTCTGTTCTACTAGGGACTTCTTGTCTGCGCGGAACTCGCGAATTTCTTCGGCAAGTTGCTTCAACAGAAAGTTTTCTAGTTTTCCAAAGTTTTCCTTCATTGCCTTCTTTTCGGCATAGAATTCTTTCATTTCTTTTGCTACAGCTTCTGTGATGAATTTGTTTAACATTCCTGTGTGTTCTACTAACTTGCCTTTGTAGGCAATTCGTTCTGCGACAAGTTTTCTCTTGTCATCGGCGAATTCTTCGAGTTCAACGCGGACTTTGTCTGTTAAGAAACGATCCATCGATTCTACTAAAGTACCCTTGTCATGTTCGAACTTACGTGCAAATTCCTCACGGAGTGTTGCAGCAACTTCTTCACGCGCTTCAGATAATCTAGATTCCCAAAGACCAATAATTTGGCCTCTAGTTTCTTCGGATAAGCCAACGCTTTCGCTCAAGATCTCATCAATTTTTTTTGCCATCTTGAGTTCCCCTTAAATTTTTAACTCTTGAATAAATCTCTGAATGTCTTTAACAAGCTGTCTCTGTGCAGCGGCTTCCGTTAATGCTTCCCTTGCGGTTCCCATTACTCTCGAGCCACCCTTCATGTTAAAAAGACTTTCATATATTGTCCTAGGAAACGCATTTGGCGCACTTGGTTGTGCTACGATGTCAACAGTGATAATTTCGAAATCCGAAACTGCACCATCATCACCTACGTTTCCAGAACCACGGGAAGATACACCCAACTTCGCTCCCGACTGTAACAATGTCTTTACAATGTTGCCCATCGGAGTTGGAACAATCTTCAACTTTCCGTATCCATCTGCACCATCCATCCACATTTCAGTGATAAGATGGGCCACACGGTCAAGGTTAATCGAAAGCTCTTCCGGATGGTCGAGCTCTCCCATAACTGATTGACCGCTACTTAACTTTTCTGTAATAGAATTTACAGCTCTGGCAATTTCACGAATAGGATAAACACGCTGATTTTGGTTTCTTACGTCACCCTGAATAAAGATCCCTTTCATGCAAAGATCTTTACCACCAGTCTTGTTATCTTCTTCTAGAAGTTGAACGTGTGCCTTGTCGAAGGACAGATACTCGTACAGTTTATTTGCCATGGCCATTATATTTCCTTACCTAGCGCCACTTGGTTTCTTAGATAGTGGAGACTTTGAGAATCCATCACCTGCAACCTTACCACCAGTAAACTTAGCAGTAGTGTCAGCCTTAACTGAAGAATTCTTTGGCTTAAGATTTACATTGTCTGTAGGTGTCTTATCTGCCGCTGTATCTCCATTGTATTTTCCATATTCGCCACCGGATCCACCGTTGCCACCAACCTTAGTTGGCTTTCCACCGTAGTCTTTACGTGCAGGAATATTTGTAAACGAAGACTTGTTTTGTTCAGCACCTAATGGTGAGTCCTTGCCAGTTCCGACTAATTTTGCTGTGCCACGTTGGCCAGTATCAGCAACTTTGTTTAGAAACTTAGTTTCTTCGTCGACTTTTTTGTCTTTGTTTTTATCTTTTGCTTGTGCAGCAACCTTAAGTTTTTCAGCCTTCTTCTTTTCAGAGATTCTAGCAACTACTTCGCCGACAACGTGTTCTTCGCCGCCGCCACCGAAATCAGGTGCTCCACCTGCATCGCCGAATTCATCACCGGCTGGTTCGACTTCGTCTTCGCCGCCGAATTCATCTGCCATGTCTGCGTGTTCTGGCTCTTGCATTTCATCGCCCATTAACTGGTCAAATTCTGCACGGAGTTCAGCAAGTTGTGTTTCTAGGTCTTCTACACGTTCTTCTGTAGTACCTTCGCCGCCTTCATCGTCGCCGAATTCATCATCACTATCTTCGTCGCCGTCTTCCTCACCGTCGTCTTCTTCAGCTTCACCGTCATTCTGGTGATCGCCATCGACTTCGTCTTGGTCGGCGCCAATTTCATCTGTGAAATCTTTGTTAGGCTCACCACCAACTTCATCTTCAGATTCATCAAGTTCGTCTTTCTTTTCTTCAACATCATCTTCTTCATCGACAATGCTTTCATAAATTACACGAGCTTTTTCTACAATGATTTGGTGGAGTAATTCTGATGCCTGATCTGAATCTTCGCTTAATAGCAGATCCAAAACCCTTTCAAGCTTTTTTTGTTGTGACATTCCTAATTTCTCCTAGGTTAAATTAATATATCCAATATACTATTTATTAGTATTATTTGTATTTAACTCGTAGAGGGAGATTGTAGGGAGATATGGCTATAAAAGATGCCATTAATTGATATTTTTGATTCGCAGTATTATTTAGCCTCGTTGTACACGAGATAAACTACTACTTTACATACCAGGTACTGCGCCCATTCCGCCACCTGAATCATCTGGCGCTGCACCGTACATGTCAGGAAGAAACTCTAGATGCTGAGCTTTTTCGTATTTTTCAACGTCACGAGATTTTCTTAACTTTTGAATATGGAGCATAGTTAACCGAGGGCGACGAGTATCATCCAGTTTAGCCTGACCTAGTTGATCATCGGCTGGATCATAAAACTCACATAATAATTCTTTTGCTCTCATATTCTTATTTATCTATTATTGGTTACCAAAGCCGCCTACTTCGGCATCTGTGGCACCAGTATCGCCCGGTGCTGCACCCTCTGATCCTTCCTCGCCTTCAGGTGCCATATCGTCGATACCCGAACTAGTAATGCCTATATCAGATAATCCTGATGGTGCAGAACCGCCAGCTTGCTGATCTGGGGCAAATGTCTTGGTTAAGCGACTACGCTCTTCTTTCCACATACGCTCATTTTCGGATATTTGTTCTTCTGACCAATGTAGATACGTCTTTAAGATATACCTCTTTGATACAAACGGAACATCCATTAATGCTGTAAACGTGTTAATACGTGCTGAATCAAGTTCAAGCTGACGATATTCAGAGAATGATTGTGGAGGTGTAAACTCTATTGCAAATAAACTATTATCAATGGTGATACCACGGAACTTTAAGAATAACTTAAATTCCATATCAATAGGTTCGATAATCTGTTTCTGATAACGTGCTACAACCTTAGAGAATCGGAACTCTTGGATAAATGCTGTACCAACTTTACCATCACTCATTGCTGCTGTTCCATCCTCCGGACCTGTCGGCAAGTACGAACTAGGAACTCCAAGAGCACGAAGCATCTTGTTATTAAAGTAACGCAAGTCATCAATATCGCCTAAGTTCTCACCACCTGGTAATACCTCGACTTTAGAACCACGGCCTTCGCTTGTTACAGCGAAGAAGTAATCTTCCAAGATAGACATAGGATTATATGTAGAGTCTACCACATTAGCGCCACCGCCAGTTCTACTTGGAATACGTTTTTGTTGCACTTCATAGCGAATACGCTCAAGATACTGCTGTGCCTTATTAGGAGGCATAGTACCTACATCGATAAAGAATACACGTCGTTCAGGCGCACGGTGTATGCGATAGATTAAAATAGCATCTTCTAGCAGCTCTTTCTGCTTATAAACCTTGTAAATTTGCTCTAGTATGCTAAGACCGAAGGGCCATGCCGCGTTCATGCCGTCTGTGAGCGACATTTGCACAATATGCTCAGCATCCACTGCTGTGGCGCCACCGTCTTGATAGTTAGCTGTACCTGCTCCGCCGTATCCGCCAGAAACATAATTCATATTGCCTTGCATAGGCGGCGAGAATACAATGCTGTTGGATCCAAATGCTTCGTTTGAAAGTTTGTTTAGTTGATTTGTACCAACCAGACTCTTCATATTAAGGTCGATATCCTTAATAAAATAACTTTCTATCTTCTTGCCATCACTTTCATTTACAATAACTTTTTCAACTTTAGCTGGATCAACCCAATAAAGTTTAAAGGATTCTGGATCGCGTAAGAAAAATTGATCACCATAAACTAATACAGAACGAAACATTCTCCATAGTCTACGATCGATTTTATTAAGTCTGCACCACTGTCCTAACGATTTTTCTAATATCTGAATTTCAGAGGGAGTAGGATCATCGTTAAATTTAATAACAAGTGGAAGCTTAGAGACTTCATCATTTTCTGTTCCGAAATCTGCAATAGTATCAATTGCTGCGCTAATTTCGTGATCGTAATTCATTTGATCATATACGGCATATCTCTGTAGACGATCGGGTGGACCAGAATATACTTCTGGGAGCCAGTTACTATACTTTGCTGTAGAAGCATAGGCAGACGTGCTGTCAACTGCTCGTTGTGCAACGGGTAAGACCGAATTAACGGGCTTAAAAAACTTTTTCCATGTCATATTATGCGTTCATCCTTGAGCTTCTAAGGATATCCTTATTTACTGATATTAAGCTGATTACATTCTGATTAAGCTGATCTAGCAGTGAACTTTGATAGCTGAGTGCAGTATTTATATTAGTCTCGGGGCTTGTCTTCTCTATTCCGGAGCCTGCTGCGGCGGCAGCTTCTTTAGGAACTGCTTGATCTCCACTTACATTCTGGTCTGCTGATACAGCTGAAGGACTATTCAATGTAGAAGACTTGGGTGTCGTCATATCACTCTTACCTGGTGCAGTTGGTGGTGGTAATGATATATTACCACCTAACGCATTTATTGCTCCAAATGCTAATGCTTTTATTGTATCAAGACTATTAACAGTTTCTACTATAGATTTTAAAGTATCTAATCCCTTAAAGGAGCCTAATGTATTTGATAACGTGCCTAAGTCAGTTGTAATTGTGCCTACAGATTTAGAAGCTGTCTCTAATCCTGGATTTAATAGAGAAAGTGCGAATGCTAATAATGATATGCCTGGTGCTGCCATTGCTGCACCATATCCGAATGCTATTAACGAAATTGCACTTATGCCTGTCAATGCACCTATGCCGGCTGCGATACCTATTAGATTATCTCCATTTATCTCAGATAACGGTTTTAGGCCATCAGCTAACATTTTTATACCTGGACCAGACGCTGCTCCAGAGAAGCCGAGTTCCAATATTGATGCTGCACTTCCGATGCTAAATGCATCTAGACCGGATGCTAGACCGACTAGGTTATTGCCGTTTATTTCAGATAATGGTTTTAAGCCATCGGCTAACATCTTTATTCCATTACCAGATTTCTCACCTGCATAGCCAAGTTCTAATATTGATACTGCACTTCCGATAGTAAAAGCATTTAAGCCCTGTGCTAATCCAGATAGTTTATCGCCATTTATTTCTGATAAAGGTTTTAGTCCATTTCCTAGTAACCATAGTCCGAGACCGGATTTCTCACCTGCGAAGCCAAGTTCCAATATTGATGCTGCACTTCCGATAGTAAATGCGTTTAAACCTTCTGCCAATCCTTTTAAATTAATACCGCTTATTAATGCAAGCGGTGCTAATCCATCAGCTAACATTTTTATTCCGTTACCAGATTTCTCACCTGCATAGCCAAGTTCTAATATCGATACTGCACTTCCGATAGTAAACGCTTTTAGACCCTCAGCTAAACCTTTTAGGTTGCTGCCACTTATTAATGCAAGCGGTGCTAATCCTTCGGCTAATATTTTTATGCCTAGTCCTGATTTCTCACCTGCGAAGCCAAGTTCCAATATTGATGCTGCACTTCCGATAGTAAATGCGTTTAAACCTTCTGCCAATCCTTTTAAATTAATACCGCTTATTAATGCAAGCGGTGCTAATCCATCAGCTAACATTTTTATTCCGTTACCAGATTTCTCACCTGCATAGCCAAGTTCTAATATCGATACTGCACTTCCGATAGTAAACGCTTTTAGACCCTCAGCTAAACCTTTTAGGTTGCTGCCACTTATTAATGCAAGCGGTGCTAATCCTTCGGCTAATATTTTTATGCCTAGTCCTGATTTCTCACCTGCGAAGCCAAGTTC